ACCAAAGGCAGTAAAAGAAGAACCACAAGTGCTAAAGGAAGAACCAGAAGCATTTGTTTTTAACAATTTCAATTACGAACAAGGAGATAAATAACAATGGCTCGTATAGTACTTACAAATGTACAAGTTACTGTTGGAGCAGTAGATCTTTCTGATCATGTTGCGTCAGTAACACTTTCAACTACATATGATGTTTTGGAAACCACTGCCTTCGCAGGAGGAAATGTTCCAGCAGCAGCAAAGACAAGAATTGCAGGATTGGCTGATAACTCAGTTACTCTTGAATTCCACCAAGATTTCGCAGCAGGCGAAGTTGAGCAAACAATCTATCCACTTTTGGGTACAACTGCAGCAGTTGCAATTAAGCCAAACACATCAGCACCAATTGCAGCAGATAATCCAGCGTACACATTTGATGCTTTGATTTCAGAGTGGACACCACTAAACGGAGCAGTTGGCGAATTGGCAACAGCATCAGTTACATGGCCTGTCTCAGGTGCAATCACCAAGGATGTAACACCGTAATATGGCTAAGATAGTTCTAACAAATGCGTATGTTGTTTTTGAGGGTACTAATGATTTTAGTGACCTTATTTCCAGCATAACGCTTTCTACTGTTCATGATATTTTAGATGTGACTCCTGTACAAGAAGGTCAAATCTACAAAGAGGTCATAGCAGGAGTTGGAACTAACTCAGTATCTTTTGATTTTTATCAAGACTTTGCAGATAATTCTCTTGAAGAGTTTTTCAATGGAAATGGAACCACTGTAAGTCGTGTAGGAACAAAAGTATCTTGTGTAGTTAGACCGTTAAACACGGCTAAATCACAAACTAATCCAGAATACCAGTTTGAGGCATTGATAACTGAATGGACTCCGCTAAATGCTGCGGTAGGGCAACTAAGTACAATATCTGTGAACTGGCCAATTTCTGGAGCAATTACTAAGGACACAACTCCTTAGATTTAACCAATTAACCTTAAAAGGGGCGTAATAAAATGGATGGACTAAGTATCAAAGTAAAGACCAACGACGGACAAGAAGGCACATATAGCCTTCGTCCTAAGACTCTTGTTCAGTTTGAACAAAAATTTAACAAGGGTTTTGCTAAGTTGCTAACTGAAGACCAAAAACTGGAGCATATCTATTTCTTGGCTTGGGCAGCGATGAAGGATGCTGGTAAGGTAGTAAAGCCTTTTGGCGAGTCATTTCTTGACACACTTGACAGTGTGGAATTAGAGACAGACCCAAATTCAGAATCCACAGAGACAGCCTAACCTATACGGTAGCAATGGTTTCTGTGGAGACTGGGCTTTCTCCAAACGACTTGCTTGAAGCACCTGATGGTGTACTTGAAGCAATTGTTATTTATCTCAAGGAGCGATCTAAGAATGCGAGCAGGCAATGAGTAGAGATGCTATAGTGTTGCAAGGATTAAATGAAACACTAACAGCATTAAAGTCTTTTGACAAAGATGCGGTAAAAGAGTTTAATAAAGTTATTAACTCTGAACTTAGCAGTGCCAAAAAAGATGCACAAGGATTTGTTAAAAGTGAACCACCTTTAAGTGGTTGGAATACTCAACCTGCTCGCAGACCTCGCACTCGTGGTGGCGCAGGATGGCCTGCTTGGGATCAAAGCGTTATTAGAGCAGGAATTAGCACATCTAAGGCTCAAGGAAAAGTTAGAGGAGACTACACAACCTCTGCTGGTGCTTTAAAGAATAGATCTGCTGCTGGTGTTATTTATGAATTAGCAGGTAGAGAAAATAAAAAAGGAAACTTTATCAAAAATTTAGAAGGTAAAGTTGGTAATGCCTCTCGTCTTATCTGGAAATCAGTAGACAAGAATAAAGAAAGAATTGAAAAGAATGTGGCTAAAGCACTTGAAGATGCTAAGTCAAAATTACAAAAAAATTTAGATACGAGGAAAGGGTAAACTATGGCTACATCAGGCGCAGTAATTGCCAGAATTATCTCTCAGTACTCAGATAAAGGTTCTAAGGCTGCTCAAAAAGACATTGCCAAGATGGGCAAGCAGATTGATGCATGGAGTAAAAGAGTTGTTAAGTCTTATGCCGTTGCTGGAGCAGCAGTAGCCGCTTTTGCGCTTAAACTTGGAAAAGATGCAGTCCAAGGAGCAATGGAAGATCAAAAGCAACAGGCTGCATTAGCAGTTGCCTTAAGAAATACTGCTGGAGCAACAGATGCTGCTATCGCTGCAAATCAAAAGTATTTAGATAGTCTTGAACTACAGGTTGCCATTGATAATGATCAGTTAATCCCTGCTTTACAGAAATTAGTAACAGCCACTGGAGATTTATCATACGCACAGGCATTATTGTCTTTATCAACAGATGTTGCTGCTGCATCAGGAAAAGATTTAAACACAGTCGCAGTCGCACTCTCACAAGCAGTAGGCGGAAACTTTACAGCATTAAAGAAATTAAGATTGCCTCTTGATGAAAATGCACTTGCAGCGGGTAATTTAAAGAAAATCTTAGCAGATTTAGGTAAAATAAGTGCTGGTCAAGCAAGTGCTGCTGCAAATACATTTGCTGGAAAAATGGAAAAACTAAGGTTAACCATTAATCAGACCTTAGATAAACTTGGATATGCCTTAATCCCAGTAATAGAACAATTCGCTACATATATTATTACTGATGTTATTCCAAATATTGATGCTTGGGTTGAGGCAAATGAGAAAGGTCTACAAGATAGTTTCAAGGCTATATTAGACACAGTTGCAGCAATTACAGTCAACATGGTCAGACTTATAGTCTTTATTGAAAAATATAAAGAGGTTGTTGCCTTTATTGCATTAGTTCCAGTATTTAATGTATTTATAGGCCAAATAATGCTTGTATACAACATTTACAAGAAGATTATGCCAATAGTAAATGCTGTATTTAGCGCAAAAACTCTTGGCACTGTTAAAACTCTTGGTTCATTGTTAGCAATAGTAGGAAGAACATTTGTTTCTGGTGGAATTATTGCTGGATTTAAGTCAATGCTGACTCTTCTATCAATGATGAGTCCACATGTTAAAGCATTATCAATATTATTTGTATCATTCCAAATTGGACAAGCAGCCTTTAATAAGTTCTTTAATTCAACTGATAAGGCTGTAAAGAAGGCAAAAGTCAATAATGCTCAAATAGAAAAAGACAGAAAAGCAGCAATCCTTGATGGATTTAAATCTATTGAAGTAGCAACTGAAGCAGCAAATGCTGAAAGAGAAAGAGCAGACGCAATTGCAAGAAGTGCTCAAGAACAGAAAAAAGCAGCAGATGCAGAAAAAAGAAGAGCAAAGATTGAAGCAGATTATGCAAAGATAAATGCTCGTATTGCTAAAGAGCACAAAGTAAAATTATTATCTTCTGATGAAGAAAAATTAGTACAAATAAATGCAGCAGAAGCCCTTCTAAATAGACAAAAGACTATTAATGCTCTTGATAAAGAACGCTTAGACCGTATGAAAGAAGAAATTCTTTCTCTAAAGGTTAGAAATGATTTGGCTAAGAGATATCAAGATATTTTACAGGCTTTGGCTGATAATAAGATTGATACAAAAGAAATTGCTATTTTGGCAAAGATGTGGGAAGTTCCTGTAGAAGCAGTAGACGCATATTTGGCTACATTGTTTGCTGTTGAAGATGCAACCATTACAGATGATGAAATTGTAAATCTTGCTATGAAGTGGGGCAGCACACAGGCACAAGCAGCCCAATATTTAGATTTCTATCAGTATCTAAATGACGGTATCCTAAGTGATGCTGAAATTGAAAAACTTAAGACTAAGTGGAAGATGACTGAAGAGCAGGTACGCATGTACGCTGACTTCGTTGGTGTAGTAAATGATGGCAAGTTAACTGATGCTGAGATTGTTAAAATTCAGGATAAGTGGAAACTAACTACTGATCAAGTCGTTGACTACATTAAGAAGATTGGTTCTCCTGTTTCTTATTCAGGTACACTGATTGATCCTGCCAGAGCAGCAGAAATTGGATGGCTAAACGCTACAGCAGCCCTACAAAGATATCTTGACCTTCTAAAGGCTGGAACTGGAGTTGTTGTTCCAAATCCAATAACACCACCAGTGGTTGTTCCACCAGTAGTTATTCCTCCAAAGACAGATGGTTCAGGATTGGGTGGCTCAAGAACAGATTCAGCAGCCTCAGCAGCCTCAGCAATTGCATATGCAGTAGCAAAGGCAGCAGGAGATGAAGTAGGAGCAGCAATCGCTGCAGCAGGAGTTACTCCAAGTGCCTTAGCATCACAAGAATCTGGAGCAATTGGAGCACTATCTATTGCAAGACAACTTGCTGAAGCAGAGAATCAAGTAAGAATTGCTTCATCATTAGCAGCATTTAAGGCTAAAGAAGCGGCAGATGCAGCAGCATCCATAGCAACATCTGCACAAATGGATTACGATGAAAGATTTAGATTTAGAAATCTTCAAAGTGGTCTTGCAAGTGGAACAGTTGCTACAGGAGCAAGTATCTCTTCTGGTAACTTAATGGCTGCACCAATTGTTAATGTAACAGTACAAGGCTCTGTAACATCAGAACAAGACTTAGTTACAACAATTAGAAATGGTCTATTGTCGCAACAATACAATGGTGATTCAATAACCCTACAGGCGGTTTAAAATGACGCTACCAGTAATAAAAGTAGAAATTGACTTTTCAAATGGACCGTCATTTGCTTATCCATTTATTTTAGACGATTTCTCATATGGTATTTTAGGCACAAATATCTTGGCAGATGGACCATTAGATCTTGTAGATATTTCTGATCAAGTTAGAAAAGTATCTACTCGTAGAGGCCGTAACAGATTGCTTTCTCAGTTTGAGGCTGGAACTGCGACGGTAACATTAAATGATCCTAACTCAGATTTTAACCCACAGAATACATCCTCACCATATTACGGTAAACTTTTACCTTTAAGAAAAATAAGAATTTATGCGGTAACTTCTTATCTTGGAGATGATGTAGAAGTTAACCTATTTTCAGGATATATTTCTTCTTACGATACCTCGTTTTATCAAGGAACTACACAAGATGCCACAGTTACATTACGATGTGTTGATGGATTCCGTCTATTATCAAATGTTTCTACAGAATTACCACCAGTTCCAGGCTGTCCAGCAGGACAAGATTCTGGTTCAAGAATTGCTGCCTTATTAGATTGGGCTGACTTCCCTTCATCTATGTGGAACTTAGAAGCAGGCAATTCTACAATGCAGGCAGATCCAGGAGGAAACAGATCAGTTCTGCAAGCAATTCAGACAGTTGAATTGTCTGAGTTTGGTGCATTCTATATGGCAAGAGATGGAAAAGCAAGATTTCTTGATCGTGATACAGTTGCTGAGTTTTCAGATGCACTGCCAAGAAACTATTCTGACATATATCCTTTGTCTGTAGATACTTATCCGTATGCATTTGTTGACTTTGCCTATGATGATCAGTTAATTTTAAATGATGTTACTGTTACAAGACTTGGAGGAATACCTCAAACTGTTATTGACCAACCAAGTATTGATACATATTCATACAAGTCAGGTCAAAGATCAGACCTATTGATACAGACAGATGCTGAGGCTTTAGACCAAGCCCAAATGCTTGTAGCCTCTCGTAAAAATGCAAATCTTAGAATTGATGCAATGACATTAAATCTAAATAGTGATATTGATGAGGTTAACACTCTTATCAATTTATCCTTAGATATTTATACATTGATCAATATTACTAAGTCCATGCCTGGTGGTAGCACAGTAACTCGTGAGTTATTCGTTCAAGGAGTAAATCACGATATTTCTCCAGGACAATGGAATATAAGTGTCTACACAGCAGAACCTATCATTCAAGCCTTTATCCTGGATTCCAATACTCAGGGTGTACTTGATACAAATGTTTTAACATACTAAAATAAGGAGAATAACATGCCTATAGGCAGTCCAAACGCTGGTTATAAGACCTTCAATACTGGAGATGTTTTAACCGCAGCACAGGTTCAGTACCACCTGCAAAATCAAACAATAATGACCTTTGCTACTGCTGCAGCGAGAGATGCTGCCCTGACAGCACCTATTCGTCAAGAAGGTATGTTTGCCTACCTTGCTGATACAGACTCAGTAACCTTCTACAATGGAACAGCATGGGAAGTTTTTGGAGATCAAACTCTTGCAACACTTACCTCACCAAAAGAAGTAAACACCACAGCAGCAGGACCTGCTACAGGAACAGTAAATCTTGATGTAGTGACTTCATCAATACTAATATACACAAGCGATGCTACAGCAGACTGGACTTTAAATGTTCGTGGTAATTCAACTACAACTCTTGATTCAATCATGGCAACTGGAGAACAAATTTCAGTAGTCTTTGAAACACCTATTGGTGCTACAGCATATGAGCCAGTAGCAGGAGGATTTACTATTGATGGAGTTGTTCCATCTTCAATTAAATATCTTGGTGGATCTATCCCTGTTGGTAATATAAACTCTACAGATGTATATGTTTATACAATTAGAAAAACAGGAACAGCAACATTTACTGTTCTTGGTTCACAAAATAAGTTTGCTTAATAATTAACAAGGAGTAAAAGTGAGTCCATTAGAGCGTTTTCCAAGTGGTATTGGCGTACATCTTAGACTTGTACCACCACCACCACCACCTCCAGTGACTCCTCCTGTCACGCCTCCAGTGACACCACCTGTTACTCCACCTGTCACACCTCCAGTCACGCCTCCTGTAACGCCACCAGTCACGCCTCCACCTCCTGTGACGCCTCCAGTTACTCCTCCAGTTACTCCTCCTGTAACTCCTCCACCTCCTGTGACGCCTCCTGTGACGCCTCCACCTCCAGTTACACCTCCAGTTACACCTCCTGTAACTCCTCCTGTAACACCACCTGTAACTCCTCCTGTAACGCCACCAGTTACTCCTCCTGTAACTCCTCCACCACCAATTACTATCTATTGGTCAACAGGATGTTGCGATGGTACTCCAGACAATACTCAAGTAACTGGAACAAGTTCAGCCTTCTTGTATATTGCACAAGACAATATGGAGGCTGCTTGTTCATGCTGTCCAGGAATTGTTTACAACACTCAGACTGGAAGTTATATGGATGGTGATCCTTCTAACATTCCAACACTTAATTGTGCACCACCTCCAGTAACACCACCTGTAACACCACCAGTCACACCACCAGTAACACCTCCAGTTACTCCTCCTGTGACACCACCACCTCCAGTGACACCACCAGTGACACCACCAGTGACACCACCAGTGACACCACCACCTCCAGTGACACCACCAGTGACACCACCAGTGACACCACCAGTGACACCACCACCACCTGTCACTCCACCTGTT